ATAATTAAAGTAAATAATATTCAGAACAGTAGTGGCACTTCATCTTTGACTATTGATGGAAGTGGTAGAGTTACTAAACCACAATTACCTTTCTTTCATGTAGAAGCATTTACTGCAACTTCAAGTAATGCTTCACAAACTGGTGTTCTTAATTTTAATGGAATTGTTACTAATCAAGGCTCACATTGGAACTCTTCTAACAATAGATTTGAAGCACCAATAACAGGAATATATCAATTTAGTTTTAATGGATTTGGAACTAGAAACTCGTCTGGTAGTGTATTAAATAGTACTGCTGATGCTCAAGTTGTTTTACAAAAATCTACAGATAGTGGCAGTAATTATACAACTGCAGCTATGGGTGGATATGCTTTTTTTAATAGTGGAAATGGATATATAAATATGAGCTTTACTATTGCACTTGCTTTAAATAGTGGAGATTATATTAGATTTAACGCAATTAAGGCATATGTTTTTGTGCAAGATAAAGCTAGTAATTATTTTGCTTCAGCAAGTGGACATTTAATAGGATAGATTATGGCATTAACAAAATTAAATTTTGGTGGAAGTGGTCAAGGTGCATTGGCAACAAGTAGTATGCCAAGTGGTAGTATTATACAAACACAATACACACAAATTGATACAGCAAGTCAAATAACAGGAATTAGTCCAAATACTCAAACAACACTTACTGGTGTAGCAGTAAACATTACTCCTTTTTTTAGTAATTCTATTATTAAATTACAGTCGACTGTGTACCTAGAGTATAATCAAAATTATTGGACTGCAAATAATATGTTTTATTTTTTAAGAAATGGCACGGCAATGAAACCAGATCCAGTTGGTAATAGACGAGTAGGAGTTGCTACTGTTATTGATGCCTATACCGATGCAAATGCATCTTCAACGCTAGAGGTATTAGATTGTACTTATTTTGATAGCGCACATAATACAACTTCACAAATAACATATAATTTAGCATTTGATACATATTATCCTACGAGTGGAACTGGAACTTTATATATAAATAGAACAGTAACTGATGCCGATGGTAACACACACGAAAGAGCTATTAGCTTTATCATGGCACAAGAAATAAAAGCATAGTGTGGGGTGTAATATTAGAATATATGCCTAGACCATCAGTAACAGAAGTAAAAGCACAAATGGACACGCACATTGCTCTTACAAATGAGCGTTGGGTGGAGACAATATTACGGATAAAAAGGTTGGAGCATATACTTATAGGCACAGCTGGTACGACAATTGTTTTGTTAATAGGTTTGTTGGTGAGGTAGATATTGATAGATCCTATTTCAGCTTTTTCTGCATTAACAGTTGCGCATAGCACAATAAAAAAATGCATAGAAATGGGAAAAGATATAAATTCAGCTGCTGGTGCTGTGCAAAAATACGCCAAGGCTGAAGCAGAGTTAGGGTTTGGAAAGGCAAGAAAGAAAAGAGGAATTTTTGGTGGTTTGATGGATAGCGCCATCGAGCAACACTTTAAAGAAGAGGAACAAAAAAGATTAAAGGCAGAACTGAAATCGTTATTTATGCTTTATGGAACTCCAGGGCAATGGGAAAGACTTCAAGCAACGATTGCACAAGCCAGAGCAGAGCATAAAAAGATGTTAGAAGAGAGAGCAAGACAAAGAGATTTATTAGTAAAAACAAGCGTTGTTATATGTCTGCTTACAGTAGGTGGTATTGGTATCTTTTACTGGGCATTATATCTTAAAGGTGATTTATGAAAGCAGCGTTCATTATGATGTGTTTCATGACTTCGCCTTTGCAGTATTCTGGGGATATAAAGTTTTCGAGTGTAAATAATTGTATGTATTTTAAGAACAAGCTTCATGGACAAGTTATGAGACTTGGGGATCAGGTGCGTAAATATGAATGTATGTGCAAAGCCACTTTAGTAAACAAAGGCACGAGGTTATTTTAATGGCAAAAAAATTACAATCAAAAAGTGAATACGCAAAATACGACACCAATAATGACGGAATTGTCAGCGATGAAGAGTTTGCACATATGTCTGAAATTAAAAGACTTGAACACGATTTAAGAAAACAAAGAGCGCAAAGAAGAATGGCGACAGCAAGTCTTATAGCTATGGCAGTATTTACAGCAGCAATGTTTTTTGTGCCATTAGATCGTGTAAAGGTGCTAAGCGACCTATCAAATTTATTTTACATCACAGGTGGTGGAATAGTAGCTGCTTATATGGGAGCGTCAGCTTTTATGAATAGGAATGGAAAATGATTAAGTTTGCATTAGGGTTTGATGACGCATTTATTGGAACATCTTGTATGCAACATTCAAGAGAGCCATGTGCAGTTTACGACTTAGATAAGTGCATAAAAATTCTGGTAGAAAGAGACGGAATGACACCAGATGAAGCTTATGAGTACATTGATTATAACACGTTAAATTCATGGGTTGGTGAAACAACGCCATTATTTATGCAGTTATCAAACATTAAGGAACATATGAACGAAAAGGGAGATGCATATGCTGAAAGGTAAACAATATAAAATTGCACAAGTTGCAGAGCCAAGAGACAAAATTACTAAAGCTGATTTTGATAAATTAAACAAAGGCAAAAAGAAGAAGAAAAAACAAAGTAAAATTGCAAAAACAATGATGGCCTAATGATACAGTTTTTAACACCACTTGCAAACCTAGCTACATCTTTTTTAGATAGAAAGCTTGAGGAAACAAAAGGAAAAGCTGCTGTAGCTAAAGCTAAAGCTGAAGCAGAAGCAGAAGTTATGAAAACAGCTGCTTCTAATGACTCCAAGTGGGAGTTAATAATGGCAAAAAGTACGCAAAATTCGTGGAAAGACGAAATAATTACAGTAATTGTTTTGATACCAGTTGTATTAGTTTTTATTCCTGGCATGGAAGATGTCGTAAAAGAGGGATTTAACAGACTAAATGACCTCCCCAGCTGGTATCAGAACATTTTATACATAACGATTTTAGCTGGACTAGGCTTAAAAGGCGTTGATAAGTTTAGAGGTAAAAAATGAAGTTGTGTGAAAGATGCAGAACTGTATTGAAGAAATTAAATGACGGCACTTATGAGTGCATTATGTGTAAAATTAGACAGGAATTTGTGGAATTGGCATTAAAAGATGAGTGAATTTTTTGAAAATTGTCTCAATGACGTTTTAAAACATGAGGGAGGTTTTGTAAATCACCCAAGCGATCCAGGTGGCATGACAAATCTTGGTGTTACAAAAAAAGTTTATGAAGATTGGCTAGGATATGAAGTTGATAAGCAAGATATGATGAAATTAACAAAAGATGACGTTAAACCAATATACAAAAAAAATTATTGGGATAGATGTAAATGTGATGATTTGCCTGTTGGCGTTGATTATGTTGTTTTTGATATGTCTGTAAATCATGGAACTGGTCGTGCAGCTAAATTCTTGCAAAAAGTTGTAGGTGCTACAGTTGATGGTGCGATTGGCAATCAAACTATAGCAAAAGTTAAAGAAATGGATAGAAAAGATATTATTCTTGCGCTTTGCACAGAAAGAGAAGCATTTTATAGAGATTTAAGCACATTTGAGGTATTTGGCAAAGGTTGGTTAAGAAGAAATCAAGAAGTTAAGGACAAAGCAGAGTCATTAAATGAATCATATTAAGAAAATAAATGAATTAGAGTTAAAAATATTAGCTGCAAAAAGGCAAAAAGCAGCAATTGAATCTCGAACTGACTTTTTAAAATTTACAAAATTTACAATGCCAGATCCAGATGACTTTAATAATACAGATATGTCATTATTTAAAGATGCTAAACATCATAGAGCATTAGCTAAAGTATTAGAAAAAGTCGAAAAAGGTCATATACCTAGATTAATCGTATGTATGCCACCAAGACACGGCAAATCTGAACTTATATCAAGACGATTCATACCTTGGATTGTAGGTAAAGATACTTATAGAAGCGTTATATTTGCTACTTATAATGAAGATTTTGCAAAAGACTTTGGTGCAGATTGTAGAGCAATAATGACATCTACACAGTATAAAACAGTATTTCCTAATTTTACACTAAGATTAGGTGGTGCGTCAAAAAGCAGAATTCAAACTGGTAGTGGTGGTATGGCTGTTTTTGTAGGTCGTGGTGGATCTATAACTGGTCGTGGTGGAGATTTTGTTGTACTTGATGATCCTATAAAGGATAGTTTAGAAGCTAGTAGTCCTACATTAAGAGAGCAGTTATGGACATGGTTTACACAAGTTTTAATGACAAGACTTATGACAGCTTCAGCGTCAATAGTTATTGTGCAAACAAGATGGCATGAGGACGATTTAATAGGAAGATTAACAGATCCTACAAATCCACATTACACAGAAGAAGAAGCTAGTAAATGGAAAATAATTAATTTACCAGCAATAGCAGAAGAAGATGATCCGTTAGGTCGTAAAGAGGGCGAACTGTTATGGCCAGAAAGATTTGACAATGAGTTTATGGAAGCGCAACGAAGATTAGACTCAAGAGGTTTTTCATCGTTGTATCAGCAAAGACCAACACCAGAAGATGGTGATTTGTTCCAAAGATCTAATATTGTTTATTATGATAAAAAAGATTTACCTAAAAATTTAAGAATATATGCAGCTTCAGATCATGCTGTTGGTGTTGATAGAACTAGAAATGATGCAACTTGTTTACTTGTTATTGGTGTAGATGAAGAAGATGATATTTATTTATTAGATGCATGGTGGGAGAAACAATCTACAGACAAAGTAGTTAACGCTATGCTACAATTGATAAAGAAACACAAACCACTTATTTGGTGGGCAGAAAAAGGACATATATCTAAATCTATACGTCCATTTTTAAGGAAGAGAATGGCTGAAGAAAGAACATATTGTAAGATTGACGAGGTAACGCCAGTAGCTAATAAAGTACAAAGAGCGCAATCTATATTAGGCAGAATGGCTATGAAAAAAGTTAAATTTCCTAAAGTATCTGCATGGACACAAAAAGCTATTGATGAATTATTAAAATTTCCAAACTCAAGACATGATGATTTTGTTGATACTATAGCTTGGATAGGCATGGGTCTTGACAGAATTGTAACTCCAGGTGGATACAGATCTAAAAAAGATAAAATGCCAGAAGTTGGAACAATGGCTTGGGTAAAATGGGATTCAGAACAACAAAAAAAACACGATTTAATACATAATTCAACTGGAGGTTGGTAATGCACGAAGAAAACACATTAATTATTGCCAAATCTGAGGAAGAAAAACCAGAGCCTACAGAAAGAAGAAAAGCTTTAGTTTCTCATTGGCAATCAGCTGTAAAATCAGCAAAAGGATTTCACGAAAAAGCATATAAGCAAATGAAAAAAGATATGGATAGCGCTTATAAAGGTTATGATGATAGTCAATGGAATGATAACAATTATGTAGCAAATATATTGCAACGTCATGTTCAACAAAGAACAGCTTCTTTGTATGCAAAAAATCCAAGAGCAACAGCAAAACGTAGAGATAGAATGGATTATGCTGTTTGGGATAAAGATGAAAAAACATTAGCTACAGCTTATGAAGCTATGGCAACAGCACAAGATAATCAATTACCACCACCAGCTGAAGCAGCAGCTGTTGTAAGTGATTATGAACAAGGTCAAACTCATAGAAAAATGTTAGATAATGTTGCAAAAACATTAGAACAACTTTTTCATTATTTTATGGCAGAACAACAGCCGTCATTTAAATCACAAATGAAAGCTTTAGTAAGGCGTGTAGTTACTACAGGAGTAGGTTTTGTAAAAATTGGCTTCCAAAGAGACATGGATCGTATGCCAGAAATTTCAAATAAAATACATGATGTACAAATGCAAATTGATTATCTGTATAGAATAGCTTCAGAAGCAGCAGATGGCACAATTGATAGAGATGATGCGCAAATAGAAGCTTTGCAATTATCGTTAAAAGCATTGTTAGAAGAGCCAATGGTTATAATGAGAGAGGGATTAACATTTGATTTTCCAGAATCTGATGCAATCATAATTGATCCTAAATGTAGACAATTAAGAGGATTTGTTGGTGCAAACTGGATTGCGCATGAAATGTATGTTACGCCAGATGAAATAAAAGAAATATATGGCGTTGATATAAAAAATAAATACAGATCTTATGACATGAAAGGTCGATTAATGTCAGACAGATCTAATTACGAAAGATCGTCATATACTGAGATAGATATCAATGAAAAAGAGGGATTAGTTTTACTATTTGAAATTTACGATATAAAAAGTGGTTTACAAATGTGTATTGCTGATGGTTATGATGATTTTCTTAGAGAGCCATCATCTCCAGATGTAAAGGTTGAATGTTTTTGGCCAATATTTCCATTAGTATTTAATGAAGTAGAACATAAAGATATATTGTATCCACCATCTGATATAAAATTATTAATGCCTATGCAAAACGAATATAATCGAGCAAGGCAATCTTTAAGAGAACACAGAAGAGCAAACAGACCTAAATATGCTGCACCAGCTGGTATGTTAGAAGATGAAGATAAGAATAAATTAGCAACACACCCAGCTAATGCAGTTATTGAACTACAAGCTTTAGCAGCTGGTCAGAGAGTTAATGATGTTATACAGCCAGTACAACAAATAGGAATAGATCCTAATTTGTATGAAGTAAGAACATTATTTGATGATGTTCAGTTGGTTGTAGGCGCACAAGAAAGTACGTTTGGTGGCGTAAGTAAAGCAACAGCTACTGAAACAAGTATTGCTGAATCTGCCAGAATGTCATCTTTAGGTGCAAATGTAGATGAATTAGATAGTTTTATGTCTGAAGTAGCAAGAGGTGCTGGACAGATCTTATTACACGAAATGTCAGTACAGGAAGTTCGTAAAATAGTCGGTATTGGTGCTGCTTGGCCAGAAATGACTAGAGAAGATATTATGAACGAAGTATTTTTAGAAATAGAAGCTGGTTCTACAGGTAAACCAAATAGAGCAGCTGAACTAGCAAATATTGAAAGAATTATGCCGTTCTTGTTGCAAATTCCAGGCGTTGATCCTGTATGGTTAGCAAAAGAATTACTAAAAAGATTAGACGATAAGCTTGATGTAACGCAAGCTATTGTAGAAAAGATTCCCTCAATTGTTTCAATGAATCAAGGACAAGGACAGGGAACTGGAGATCCAGCTTTACAAGGTTCTCCAATGGGTGGTGCGAATAACGCACAAATACCAAACCAAGTAAACGGAAGATCGTTGCCACCAATTGGTAATAATATTTAACCAAGGTGTTGAAAGATGCGATCAACAACTGTATACTTGAACAAAAGAAAGAGGACGTAATATGGTTGATAACCAAGAAGTGCTAAAATCGTCCACTAGCACGGAAACAGAGGACGGACTTGAAGAGCAAAATCAAGATGTGCAATCGTCTAGCACAGAAAGCGAAACTGAAGATGATTTATTATCTGTAGTACAAAGTGCTATAGATCCTAAAGAAACTGAAGAAACGGAGTCGCAATCCGATAATAAGGAAGAAACTGAACAGGACGTTGAACCAGATTCAACTCAAGAAGCTGAAGATACTCCTCCAGCAGCAGCTGAAGAGTCTTTAGATAATGTTCCGTTACATTTACAACCTAGGTTTAAAGAGGTTATTGCTGAAAAAAATTCATATAAACATGGACATGAACAATACAGTAAAATTCAAAACTATTTAAAAGAAATGAAGCTTACTGCTGAAGAGACAGCACAGGGATTGACCATTATGGGTTTAATGAAGAATGATCCGAAGCAAGCATTAGAGCAACTGAAACCTATTATGGAAAATTTACAAATTGCTACAGGCGAAAGATTACCAGACGATATTAAGCAAAAAGTTGAAGAGGGTTATCTTGACGAAGAGTCTGCGCAAGAATTATCTATGAGCAGAGCAGAAGCTATAAATGCAAAAAATCAAAACCAACAGTTGATAAATGAACAACAAGAAATGGCAAGACAAGATCAGTTAGATGAGATTGGAAATGCTGTTACAGCTTGGGAAGAAAATGCAAGACAGAATGATCCAGATTTTGACCTTAAACAAGATGAAGTAGACGACAGAGTATCGGCTTTAGTTAGGCAATTTGGTAGACCTAATACTATTGAAGAAGCTACTGACATGGCTCAGACAGCTTTGGATCAAGTAAATGAAAGGTATACAAAAAGAAATTCTTACAAAAAACCAATACGAAGTTTGTCTGGTGGTAAATTAGGTGGTTCACCTGTACCAGAGCCGAAAAGCTTATTAGAAGCTGTTCAAAACGCAATGGCAAGTGGATCATAAATGCTAGTTAGGAGTTAAAAATGGCATTTACAAGCGCTGAATTAGCGAATATCGCTAACGCTGCCTTAGACTATTATATAGACAAAGGCACAGTATACGCCAATTCTCTTCAAGATAAACCTCTTCTAGCTGCTATGGATAAGACAGCAAAAACTTTTCCAGGTGGTAAAGAAAATGTTTCTCTTGCAGTTAAAGGTGTATACACATCAACTGTTGCTGGTTATACGCATAATGACACAGTTAGTTATGCAAACCCAGCTAACATCGAAAGGGTAAATTATCCTTGGAAAGAACATCACACAGGTATTTCTTTAACATTAACCGAACTTAAAAAAGACGGCATTAGTGTTACTGATAGCTTGTCTGGTGCAAGTACATCAAATCATAGTGGTAGAGATACTACTGTTCTTGTAAATCTTTTAGAAGATAAGCTTGATGACATGATGGAGGGATATTCCAGAGGTATGAATACCTTACTTTATGGAGATGGTACTGGTGATGCAAATGCATTAGCTGGTATTAGATCAATTATTGTTGACGATCCAACAGCGTCTGGAACAACAGTAGGTGGTTTATCTACTGTATCCAATACATGGTGGAGAAACAGAGCAAATGTAGCAATTGCTAATACTGCATCTGGTCAAGAGTTGATTGAGTTTCTTCATACAGAAATTCGTCAATTGAAAAGATTTGGTGGCAATCCAACTATAGCTTTAGCTGGATCTGCTTTCATGGATCGTTTAGCTGACGAAATTAGAAGAAATGGTAACTACAGTAACCAAGGTTTTTCAAGAAACATGGATATTTCTGTAGGCGACATCAGTTATGCTGGATTAAAGTTTCAGTATGATCCGACATTAGATGATTTAACAATATCTGGTAAAAATCCAGATAAAAGATGTTACATCATTGATCCGACTAAATTGTATTTACATTACATGGACGGAGAAAAAATGAAGCGTCATGCTCCAGCTAGACCAGCAACACAATATGTAATGTTTCGTGCAATAACCACAACAGCAGTTCTTTGTGCTTCACAGTTGAACTGTCATGGTGTTTACGAAATAGCATAGTAACCGAATGGAAAGAGTAAGTTTTTTGCGTAATCCTACTTACTCTTTCCAGCCATAAAAGGAGGAAATATTATGGATAAAGTAACAGCAAATGTAGCTATTGCTAACAATTTGCAAAATGTTATTTCAAAAGATTTTATGACTATACCAGAGGTTGTAATGTTGAGAAATATACACGGACAAAGCGCTGTATTTAATATTAAAATTACAGGAGATTTTAACCATGATGATCAAGTTGAAAGAGATAGGCTTGGCAATATTTATGGAGATGCAAAAGTTGAAGAAGTGTTTGGGACGTATGGTGCGTTACCTCAAACATTTGAAGAAGCAAGGATAGATAATGGTTTATTAGATCCAATATTTGCACAAGATGCAAAAAAACCTAAAAAAACAAAAAAGGTAACAAAAAGAGCAAGAAACTCAAAAGGACATTACATAGCTGATGATCCAACTACTGAAGAGAATGAAGCATTTATAACAACAGAAGAGGAGGTGTCAGATGCCAAAGGGTAAAGGAAAAGGCAAAGGCAAAGGTGGAAAAGGCTATTAAATGGCAAGAGGTACAACTTTAGCTATTTTGATTAATGATTTAAGATCTGAAATAGGTCATTCATTGCAACCAAATTTAGGACGATCAACTAGAGACGTTCATATAAATGTGTTGCAAAGAACACAAAGAAGATTGTGGGAAGATTATGCATGGCCTTTTTTAAGAGTATTTCGTGATATTGATATAAGCGCAAACCAACGATATTATAATCTGCCAAGCGATATAACTTTTGAAAGAATAGAAAAAGTTGAATTTAAGCATGGTGATTATTGGACAAAAATGGAATATGGAATTGGTGCAGATCAATATAATCAATTTGACTCTGATAGAGGTATTACATCATATCCTATATCAAGATACGACACACACGAAAATGATCAAATAGAGTTGTGGCCAATACCATCAACAAATAGTAATTCAACAAGTAAAATAGGCATGGTTCGTTTTCATGGTATAAAAAACCTTGGTGGATTGATAAATGAAACAGATAAAGCTGATTTAGACGATCAGCTTATAATTCTTTATGCAGCTGCTGAAATTTTAGCAAGACAGAAACAAGCTGATGCGCAAAACAAACTTGCACAAGCACAGGCTCACTATAATCGATTAAAAGCTAGATTAGCTAAAACAGAAACTTTTGTTATTGGTGGTGGAGAGCCAGAGGGAATGTATAGGCCAAAAGATCCACCATTGATAGCTACAACTAATACAGGCAACTAATATGCCTTATCTATTAGTTGAAGATTTTAGAGGTGGATTAGATACTAGAAGATCAAATGTAACTTCTACTCCAGGCACTTTAGTTACATTAAAAAACGCACATATTACAAGAGGTGGAGAAATAGAAAAAAGACCAGCTTTTGTACAATTAGCAACATTACCATCAAACACAACTGGGTTAGCAGCTGCTAATGGACAGATATATGTATTTGGTAGTGTTGCGTCATCATCTGTTAATTTTGCTTCTGGAACACCAGCTAATGTAAATTATGTGCAACTAGCGCACCCATCTGGTGAAGAATTAGTAAAAGTTTTAGATACAGATTTTTTTGATGGAAATGTTTATGCAGCAGCACAATTTGCAGATGGACGTATATATCATTATTACAATGGAACAAGAATAACAGATTGGTTTGACGGAAGAGCAAGAAATCAATTTTCGATTACAGCTGGTTCAGCTGGTGGAACTTCTGCAACAGGATCATTTCAAGTAACTGGTGGAACAGCTAATCCAGGTGATAATATTCGTGTTGTCCGTGTTAATAATGTAGATTTATTTTCTTCTCCAATAGCACATACTGGATTAGATACAACAACAGCAACAAATGTAGCTAATGCTATAAACTCTGCTACAACAACGCCAAATTACACAGCTTCTGCTAGTGGTAATACTGTTACAATTACTTCTGTTACTACAGGCGTAACAGTAAATGGATTTGCAGTTACAGTATTAGTGGACGGAAATGCAACTGTAGGAAGTATTACAAATATGTCTGGTGGTGTTGATAACGCTATAACAAATATAACAGTTGATGGTGTTTCAATTATATCTGGTCAAATACCTTGGGCAACATCAAACACAAATACAGCTGCATTAGTAGCAGATGCTATTAATGAGTTTAACACAACGCCAGAATACGAAGCAACGTCAACTGGCGCAAAAGTAAATATTATATCTAAAGAAAGTGGAGCAAGCTTTAACAACAAAATTGTTGTTGTTTCTGTAAGTGGTAATGTTACTACAGCTTTTACTAATAGTATAAATTATTTAGATGGTGGAGCGACAAGCAACAATATAAATGGATATACGCCAGGTGGTTTTATAAAACCAGTTAAAACAAAAATGTATGCATTGTCAGATTCTTTGTTACATTTTTCTGCTGTAAATGATCCTACAGAATGGAATGATAGTAATCTTGGTGCTGGGTTTATTAATTTATCTAACAATGCTAGTGGATCTGAAACATTACAAGCTATGGCTAACTACTTTTCTAATTTAGCTGTTTTTGCAAGAGAAGCTATACAAATATGGTTTGTATCGGCAGATGCAGCGCAGAATAGTCAAATACAAGTTTTAAACAATACAGGAACTATTGCACCTCAAAGTGTAGTTGAGTTTGGCGATAATGATGTTTTTTATCTTAGTCAATCTGGTATAAGAAGTTTAAGAGCAAGAGACTCATCTAACGCTGCGTTTGTAGGAGATATAGGCAATCCCATAGACGACACAGTTATATCAGCTATTGCGTCAGATCAATCACAAGCTGAAAATGCACAAGCTATTTTAGATCCAAAAAATGGACGTTATCTTATAGCTATTGGTTCTGTGATTTATGTGTTTAGCTATTTTCCATCGAGCAAGGTAAGCGCTTGGTCTACATATGAGCCAGGTTTTGTTGTAGACAATTGGGCGTTTGATAGTGAACAAGTTTTATGTAGAAGTGGACAAAACTTATATAGTTTAGGTGGAGCAAGTGGAGACACTTATGATTCATCAGTTGTCGAGGTTCAAATGCCATTTATTGATGCGTCAAAACCAGCAACAAGCAAAGATTTTACTGGCATTGATTTAGTATGCACAAATAAATGGGAAGTAAGCATTGCAACAGATCCAACTGATATATCATTGCAAGAAACTGTAGCAACGATTGATCGAACAACATATGGATTAGGTCGTGCAAGTTTAGTTGGTTATTCGACACACATTGCGCCAAAGTTAACTTGCAATTCAAATGGATCAGCAAAAATTGGTAATTTGGCTATACACTACGATATGAGTGAGGGTGGATAATGATTTGGGAAGAAGCAACAATTGGTTCAGTTTACACAATAGCAATGAATATGCGTCAAAGAGATTATGAAGAGATTGTGGCATTAAGTTTTGCAGAAAATCGAAGAGAGTTAGCTGATCAATTGGCCAGAACATGGGCAACACATAAGACAACAATTGTATGTGGAACAAAAGAAGATGGAGCAATAGCTGCATTTACATATATCCCAATGCGTAAAGGCGTGTGGAGTTTGGGGTTATTTGCGACAGACAAGTTTCAAAAAATTCACTTATCACTTACAAAACTAATTATAAATAGTATAATACCTGTATTAGATAAAGCAAAGGCACATAGAGTGGAAGCACAATCAATACAAGGTTACACAACTGTACATAATTGGCTAAAGTTTCTAGGATTAAAAGAAGAAAGTGTATTAAAAGGTTATGGCAGAAATAACGAAGATTTTGTTAATTTTGCTTGGGTTAGAGATACTAATAAAAGTGTAAAATGGATTAGCAGAGGAGTTGTTGCATAATGTGTTTAGGTGGTGGATACAATGATGGTGGTGCAGCTGACAGACGTAGACAAGCTGAACTAGAAAGACAGGCAAAAATAGACGAGGGTAGAGCAATTATTGATGATACTTTTTCACAGTTTGATGATGAATTTTACGATCAACAAACAAAAAATTATTTAGACTTTGCGACACCACAACTTACAGATCAATTTAACGAAGCAGCTAAAAAATTAACACTACAATTAGCAGATGCTGGGTTGCTTAATAGTTCAATTGCAGCAGAAAAACGAGGTGCTTTAGATAAAAGAAAAGGTACGTTTGAAAGACAGATAGCAGATAAAGCAAAACAATTTTCTAACAAAAGCTTACAAAATATAGAAGCAGCAAAATCAGATTTAATGAATCAAAATATGAATTTAGCAAACCCATCATTAGTTGCTTCACAAGCAGCAACACGAGCAGAGTTGTTAAATCAATTACCAGTTTACGAACCATTAATTGATTTATTTGCTTCTGCAACAGAGGGTTTAGCTACACAGGCTGATTTGGAAAGACGAGGAAAAGCAAGATATCCAAATTTACTATTTAATCCATCTAACCAATCAAGGATAATAAGCTAATGTCAGTAGAAGCAATTACAAATGAAGATTTAGCTTCAGCTATTAGCAATACTCAATCCAGAGATGATGATGGTAACATAAATTATTCTGCTAACAGATTTGATCCAGACAGATTTACTAACTTAAATCAAGTTAACAATGTAGAAAATCTTGTACAGAATGTCATTGATGCATTAG